CCCCGCCTCTTTCGCCAACTCAATCGTTATTTCGAGCGCCTTTTGCCCGGTGATTGGAGTCCCGTCCAACTCTTTCAGGTTGAACTTGAAGAATACCGAATCAGTATCGCCATACACATACTCGGCATCCGTCTTCACCTCCCCGTATGCGGTTGTCTTCACTATCCGGTCGGCATACGCTTCTTCAATCACGCGTTGGGCATATGTCAACAGTTTACGCCCGGTGGCAGTGGTTGATGCGGCACAATCCTTCTCGTAAAACGAACTCGTCTTGGCACCTGTTTGCCCATACATGGAGTTCGCGGTGACCTTGATGCTCAGCTGACGCTTGTCAAGCACATTTTTCATGAAGTCATCGGTCTGCTTCGGTATGAGTTTTCGTGTGGCTTTGCGCGCCGCAAGCAACTCTTCCAAGATAGAGGGCATGACACCCAGTTTTCCATCTGGAAACTGGGCAAACCGACAGGTCTTGTATCCTACCTTGACCTTCTCCATCGCGGCCTTCGGGTTGTTGTTCTTCCTGCGCCACTTGTATGTATCATATGTGATATTCACATACTTGTAATCGTCTAGATTATCGTAAATGTATTCGCCGTTCTTATCGGTCTCGCCCGTTTCTGCGACAAGCTCTCCGTTTTCATCGTACTCCTTCGTCCACACCTTGCTATCGTGCGATATATTTTCACTGATCATGGAAGAGGGATACAGCGAACTGTAGTCGACGCACGCAACGGGGTCGTCTAAATAGAGGTCGCATTTTGGGTCCAGTACAATGGCACCCTCATAACCATCGTCTCCATCGAACTTATCAATGACCGGCATGAGCGTGTTCTTTTCCCGGCACTTCTTTGCGATGTACGACGTGAGTTTAATGCCCTGTCCACGCATCACAAGGAATCCCATCGGCACGCTGCACAATGAAGACATTTCAATATAGTCCGTAATAACGTCGATTTTATTCATCAGATGATGGACCAGATTACAATCCTGAATACAATATTTCGCAATGACCGAGCGCTCTTTTGGACCCTCGTGTGTCATCCTGAAAATGTCTTGGGGGGTCACATCGTCCTTCGCTAGCCCCCAACGCACCTTCTTGCTCATGTCGGGTGTCTCTATACCATCAATCCAGAACGTCCCCTCCTCTGCATTTACATCGCTTACTTCAAACTTTTGTCCGTCCTTGTAATTATCAACGCTGTGCGCTTCTTCCTCAAAATTTACGAAGTTGCTATTTTCAAGACCTGCTAGATTTTTACTATATATCTTGGTGCGACCATCGGTGTGCTCAATCTTCTTCACACTGTCCCCGATGAAATAACCCGCCACATAATCCAATTTGTATTTAATCAGTTGGTAATCGCGTCGCAAATAATTATATAAATCCACTTGAAGACGCCCTGTCATATTGACGAATTTCAAATCGTGTTGTCCACTGGCAAGAAACACGGTGTTTTCCTCCAGCCCTTCTTTTCCGGTTCGCCAATCCCTATTCAAACAGACCTCACCGCGATTCCGCGAGAGGCGAAGGAAGCTTTGGACACACTCAAGCTCCTTTGCACGAAGGTACATGAACTGGTAGTCAAAACCAAATATATTGTAGCCAATCACAATATCAGGATCTTCCCGTTGTATCAGGTCCGTCCATGCAAGCATCACCTCGCGCTCACTGGGATAAGACTCTATCACCGAATTCTTGACTTGTGGAAGGTCCGCACAAGTGTTTCGGGCGATGCAGTGGTTCATGTAAGGTTCTTTTTCGCCGTATTTCAAGAAAGTCGTTCCAATAAAGGTAACCTCATCTCCTTTTAGTTTGGGGAACGCCTCGCCTAAGGCGCGCGTGATTACGGAAAGTATTGTCTCGCGGTCAAGCGTTTTGTCATTTAATACATCCACGATAGTTCCTTTTTTTAAGTTGGGGTTTAGTTTCTTTTTAGAAGACCAGGCAAACCCTGCTTCCTCTGCGCCGCCACTGGTGGCGACACCCTCGTCACAATCGCGTTCTTGGTCCATATCCGCAATTTCGATCTCGTCGTCGTCGTCCCCCTCGTGATTGCTACCACGTAACTTGGCGAGATCCATCGTGACCCAGTGGTCAAACATCAGCGAAACATCGTCGCTCGTGACTTCGCACTGAGGAAACACCACATCGATGTCCGGTTGATTGTATCCGGGGACCTCAAACGCAGTGTATATGATGCTTCGGAGGAACCCCGTGTGGTCGTCGGATGGACGTTCATCGTTCCACACATCTACGATGTTGGTTGCCAGTTTCTTGTAGTCTTTCTTGGCAAGCGGGAAATCTCCGTGGCTACTGGACGCTTCAATATCAAAACTCGCTATTTTGTATGGAACACGAGTTTCTCTTTCCGGAAGAGGTTTGATATCTTCAAAACGAATGGTGAACTCGTATTTACAGGAGGTTGTTTTGGTTTTCGACAGCACCGCCTTTTTTGCCGGAAGTGCGACCCATCCAGACGGGCTTATCTCGCGTATGTGAAACATACGAAGCAACGGTGGTATCTGAGCCTCATATATTTCAGTGCCAACTCCATTGTATACATACCCTCCTTTGGTCAGAACGCGCTTGTATTCGCCAGAATTTTTGGATTTCGTGCTTGTATACCACAAACTTTTGGCCTTTCGCATTGCAGCCTCCGTGTCAAAATGGATTTCAAGAAACGTGTGCTCTCTTCCGCCATCGAAACCATATAATTTTTTCCGTTGAATGAGTTTTGTATCGCGTATACTATCTTCGTAAAACTCTCCAATACCTTTTCGTATTTGCGAAATAAATCCATTTTTTTCAGAGGTCCCCCAATCATTACCGACCTTTACAAAGAAGAACGGCGTATAGCCTTTCACAAAGATGGCTGCCGTTTGTCCTTTGGCGTTGATGCCGAACATCTGGACTTGGAATTCCTTTTCATGCTTCCCAGTCTCCTCATCGGTTCCAACAACCACATCGCTCGCGTTAAACGTCAAGAGACGATATGAATGGTAAATCATTGTTCTGTATACATAACCCTAGCTTGTTCTAATTCAATTTTATGAATATGTTCATATCGACATACGAAAATATATTGGTGTAGTGTATATGAAAATTTTGAAAGAAAAGTATTCGATATACTGCGTGTTTTTAGTGTTTTCAATATTGTCATGGTTTTCGATAACTCACACCAAAAAAATACTGGATCAAATGGAAAACCCAATTTCCCTAGTAGGTCTCATGTCTCTCGTAACGTGTTTCATCGTATTGTTTACCATCGGAACCGGACTTGTCTCTTCTCCCGACAACACGTGGAGAGATATAGAATCCATCAAACAAAATGACCTGTTGATACTTGTAATAATAGGACTGGTATTTACAATCGGCCGGATTATGTTTTCATCATTATTGAAGCATCACGACCCCCGGACCATCAAAATATCCGGGTATATGATTTCAACATTGGTGAGTGGAGGTGCGCTTTATGTGATGAAGAGAAGGAGTTTCACCGCTTCTCGTTATCTAGGATTCGCATTGATGGCGTTTGGTGGATACTTGTTTATCGTGTAACGTGCAACTGCCTACTTTTGACGACGAACCTTCTTATTCTTCTGCCCTCTCCTTCTTGTTATGGCACGCTGAGTTGCTGCTTTACGCTGGGACTTCTTGTTATTTGTGTTATTTTTGTTATTTTTGTTCTTCGTCTTCTTTGTCTTCTTCTTCGTTGTCGTTTTTTTCTTGAGTGGAAACGTAGTGCGTATAAATTTCAGCATGCTTTTTGTATCTCTAGGTCCGTGGAATTCGCGACCTGGTTGTCCACCAGGTTTCACCTCCATAAGTGTTGGAAATCCCATAATGTTACGAACACACGGACTCTGAATGTCACCGATTGCATCATTATGAACCTCGATAATATTGACGCGGTTTTGAGTTCCGTTTTTGGTTGGTTCCTCTAACGCCTGCCATGCCGGAGCCATCTCATTACAATGATAACAATGCGGACTATAGAATTTAACGAACGCTGGGTGGCGCTTGACATATTTATCGAACATCGGTCCGTCGTTTGGACCAACACTTATGAACTTCATATACTATTTAGAGAGATTATTATATTGATAATATCTTCATATACACTATAGATATGTATGGAAAAATGATGGTTCTTGCGAGTATATTTGCACTCGGTCTTTATTTTGTCACACATCACTCAAACTTGAAAAACAAGGATGGGTTCACAGGTCGTCGTTGCCCGAATGTCCTTGTTCAAGAAGGCAGCAAAATCAATCTCTTCAACACGAACCTTGCGGAAATTCCGGGCGTCAATCCGATTCAATTCCAAAATCTCAACGAATATGTTGACTTTATGCGGTGGCAACGCAGTCAAGGCATACGATGCCCCGTGCTCTATTTGCAACAAGCATACGATGCCCAAAACAATCCTGTTTACAAGGCGCGACCGGACCCCGACAATATGAACGCCGGTGCACCGGATTTCAATGTCGAGACAGAAGAAAGCCAGGAAAATACGGAGGTTGCGAATACGGAACTGGAAACCAAACTTTACGACGCAACGCGCGATGATCCTCCCTACAATACGAACAGCTTTCCTGCGTACGACCCAGAGAACCAGTATATTGGGATTGAGACACCGCTAGACAAATTGTTCAACGAGTCTGATGGCAAAATGAGTGCCAATGCGATGGATACTTCCTGGGGTGGACGCGAATATAGCAGAAGCTTATTCGAACGCAGTAAGTAATTGCATTATTACAAGGTGTTCTTATTTAACTTCGCGTTTTCCTTGGCAATCATGTATAATGACTTTGCTTCCTCTCTTGTTTTGTTTGGCTTGCAACATATTTTGTATGATTTAGGTGTGATCTTTACGACCTCCCCCTCAAATACTTTCCCGTTGGTTTTCCACGTAACCCTCGAACCCACTTTCACTGCTTCAGGACTGGCCGACGGCGATGGTCTAGGTGATTCAATGAAGACCTTGGGAATCGAGGGCGAGTAAATGATTTCCCAATGGTTCCCTGTGTTGATAAAGATAACTACTTGTTGGTCTTCTGTCATTCTATCCGTCTCCATCGATGTCGTAGTATTCGGATTCTCTCTAAACAATATCATCTGGTTATTCGTATTGATAATATTTTTCACCTCCTCCGTTGTAAAACGCGTGTTGTCCCTGACCTCTTTGGGCAGCGTGTTCTTGCCAATTGTAAACACGTTTCTCAAACATTCATAATTATCGCGTGTTTTCATTCGGATATACTCGCACGCAGCGTCAGGACTCGAATGGTTTCCATCACCAAAGTCTGCGTTCCACAACTTTTGGTCTGTCCTGAATTGTTCCATCCAGTTTTGAACTGGAGGCGTCACATACTTATTGTCTGGAAGAGCCAATTCTCGGAGAGATAATGGAACTTCGTTAGTACCCGGTATATCGTCAAAAACGCCTACGTGCTTAAGGAACTGATCGACCGCATGCATCGAACACCAACCATCAGTAGGGACCGGTTCTCGTATGTAAACCTTATTCGCGGTTGTTTCTTTGTTGCTGCTAACACTACCTGTCACACTATCCTCCGCATCCTCATCCTTCTCATCTTCTTCCTCCTCCTTGTCTTTCGTCTTCTCATCAATGACATTAATCATATAGTTTTTGATAAAGTCCTTCCATTTTTTGAAGTCGCTCTTTGTTTTCCCTGAAACTTCGTAGAGTCTATTTTTGAAGTCTTTCCTAGTAATCTCGGATAGTTCATCCCCATACGAGGCAAATGCCGCATCAACATGCCGGACAACCTCCTGTTCGTCCATTTCTTTCGGTTCTTCTGGCGCATCAGGCGCTTCTGGCGCATCAGGCACATCAGGCACATCAGGCGCTTCAGGCACATCAGGCACATCAGGCACATCAGGCACATCAGGCGCATCCTCTTCATCCTGTTCATCAGGCACATCCATTTTAGATTTATCAAGTATTAATGCCTTGCTTCTAGAGAGATATACCTCGGTGACAAATGAAAAAATGAGCGGTTCACCCAATAACTGGATATCCGGTTCGCCTTCCTCGTCCATGTTGATGGCGGCATCCGACACGGACACTTCATAAACACCAATCTTGGCATGGAATTTACTCATGGCTTGGGAAATCAAATATATCGGATAATATACGATATCATTCTCTTCGAATTCGTGTTTTGCTTGTCCAAGAGCAACTACGATTTCCAATCCGTATATTTCCGCTTCGTATAAGGAGGCGTCAAAATTAGTATCATTCGCATCAAGGGTTCTTTCCTCACGATAGGTGACTTCTGTATCTAATAGCGAACGAACCATTATAAAGTAAATATATATATATTTTTACATATATATTTACAACCTCTAAACATCACAAGTCAATTATCAAGAACTTAGAGAAATACTTATCTTGTTTCAACTCTTCGAAGTTCTTCCATAGGCGTTTGCGTTGTTCGACTTGCATCATGTTGCCTTCTTCATTCTCATACAACACAATCATTTCAACCATTTCCTCTTTCCTCATTTTTCGCCTTGATATTTCGTAATAGTCGAGAATATTCCCCAGCTGTTTGACGGTGTAGTTCGTTGAATAGTCTAGTTGAACCGCATATACCACATCGGCACCTGTTTTCGTCTCCACATCACTCATCGAGGTGATCTCGGCTACGAACGTTTCAATGTCGATTGGTTGGGTGGTTCGTTCCTTCTCACTTATTTCATAACTCACGTTTTGCATAACTATACGATAACATCATTTTATGTTTAACTAATTTCATTTTCACTTATTTCACTTATTTCACTTCCTTCTTACTTCATCGATTATGTCCATGTATTTGAAGATGCTTTTTGAAGTAATACTGGGATAATCTGCCGCTTTTGACGATGCTATTTTTTCCACATACTCGATTATTTCATCCCACGTAGTTTGTCCTTTGAACTTAGGAAGCGAATTCAATACCATAATCGCAACGACCTCCGATAGTTCATCGACAATATGCTTGTTTCCGTCTTGACGCACTTTCGACATTTGATAGTCACAGAGTTCCTTTATGATACTGGTAATTTCGTCGCTCGATACAACATCTAACTTCATCAAATTCACGTAAAATAACGCAGTTGCGCGTCGCTTTTCATTGTCCTTATTGATGGCGCAAAATTTGTCGTAGTCTTTATCGGGATTACAGTATTCAATTTCATTGAATATTTCTCTAAATCTACTGAGATTATTTTTGAAGTTTGTCTTCATGACTGGAAACTCCGCCATCATTTCTTGATACAATTGGGCGTAAAGTTGCGAATAAAACATGTTTCCGCTTGCAATGGTAAACACAGCGCCAATAACGTTGTCGAACTCGCCATTAATATCCTTTTCATTTTCAGTGTCATCGACGCTAGCATCAGCATCCACAAGTGCGCGTAATTCCGAAAATATATTTGCGCGTTGGTTTTCGTAGTTTTTATCAGATATTTTGTTCAGGTGCTTCCGTATCGTGTCGATTGTCTTCTCTACACCCTCTTTCTTGACAATTTTTGTGGCTTGAAATTGTCTGAAACTATTCCAATCTTCATTCGACGAACCACCTTCCCCATATCGATTGCGCCCAGATTGACCTGGACCCTTTGAGGCATTATTAATGGGATCGTAACGTTTGTTAGACTTCGGAAACTGTGGGGTTCGAATATATTCGGGCGCACCAACTTGGTCAGATAACGTTTGGATAATAGTCCTCACTTCAGGATCTAATTCATAGTCGAACCCTTCAAATATTAGACGATTGAAATCCTCAATGCCATAACGATGAACACTAACAACCATAACTGAATGTATATAATGGGTGATATTTATATTTGTTTAACATATACTCTATAATTCACTTAAACCCAGAAATAAGTATAGATGTATGACTCATATTGCGACCATTCAAGATAATGCGGAAGAAATGTCGAATCTAAATGTTCCAATAACCGACTATGAAATACCTAGTATAGAAAGTTGGGACGAACTGCCCGAAGTAAAGCAACACTTGCTGCGCGGTATTTATGCGCACGGGTTCGAGACACCCAGTCCAATACAAAAGAAGGCAATCGTCCCTTTGTTTGACGGAAAAGATATCATTGCTCAGGCTCAGTCGGGCACCGGCAAAACCGGGTGCTTCACGATTGGTACATTGCAGCGCATCGACACAGACATTCGGACAACCCAAGCACTGATTATGGCTCCTACGCGCGAGCTGTCCTACCAAATCAAGAAGGTGATTGACGCCATCGGTTCCATGGTTCCAAATCTCGTAACACAGCTTCTTGTGGGAGGTACATCGACGGATGCCGACAGCGAACAGCTAATGAATAATGCCCCTCATGTCGTGATTGGGTGTCCGGGTCGGATCCATGACATGATGCGTCGGAAACGATTTCACACCAAAGATCTCAGGTTGGTGATTATGGATGAGGCGGATGAGATGCTTTCGCAGGGTTTCAAGGAGCAAGTTTACAACATATTCC